CACCATCATCGAGGCGACGCCCAGGTGGAAAAAGGCCAAGCTCCGCTGCGTCGAATCCATCCTTTTCCGTTTTTCGTATGAAGTGGACACGCGGGTCGGCGCGTTGTCCTTGTCCCTCAGTCAGCGCATCCCGACATGGGAGAAGCTGCGGGACAAATTAGAGGCGGAGGTCGGAGCGGCGGCCCCCGTGGCAAATCCGCAGGCCATCGGCGGCCCCCATTATTTCCACACGGGGATGATGGAAAACCGCAGAGGCGGCGGCACCGAGGAGGGCCCCTGCCATGTATCTCCGCACAGGTAATTTGATCAAAGATTTCGTCATCGAGCCGATCAGCCGCAAAAAGGACAGCAAGGGCCGGGCGCAGACCACCTACGACACCGAGACCCGCGCCGTCCTGCGGGGCGTGATCGCGTCCGCGGACGCCAATGCCATCGCCCGGTATAACCAAACGGAGCACCCCTGCACGCATCAGATCACGCAGAGGGGCGGAGAAAGGGCGAAACCGGGCGACCGGCTTGTCCACGATCACGCATATTATTACATCCTCGGCGTGGATAACGTGGCATCCCTTGGGATCGCCACCATCTATTACGTGGAGGAAAGGACGGATCTGGACGATGGAAGTCAGTTTTAAGCAGGTACACAACAAGGTACTCGCCACGGTCGAGCAAGAGGCCAAAAGCCGGACGGTCAGGGCCGCGAATGCCATCAAAAAGGCATCCAACAAAGTCCTGTCGAATGCCGGCGGCCGATCCGGCCGGGTGTATAGGAAGCCCGCCACCAAGGCAGCGACCTACACCGCATCGGCGCCGGGAGAGCCCCCGGCCCTCCGTACCGGCAACCTGCGGAGGAGCTGGCGCCCGTTGCCATATTCCGAAATGGTCGGCACGGACAAGGTTTTCACCCCCGGCATCCGCACCGACGTCACCTATGCGCCATATCTTCAGCAGGGCACGACCAAAATGGCCGCCCGCCCGTTTGAGGATAAGGTCAAGCAAGAAGCCTGGCCGGACGTCGTCCAGATTTACGGCCAGCCCTATCTCAAGTGAAAGGAGGTAAAAGCCGATGGAGCTGATCATCACCACCGAGGCCCCGACCATCAACACCAAGGCCATCAGCAAGGGCGACCTGATCCGGGCCAAGTATTCCGGCTGGACGGAGGCACGAAACGGCCAGGTCGCCGCCGTCACGCGGGACGAAATCCGCGTGATTTGGCAGCCGGGCATCCGCAACGTGACCAACTTTTTCAGCATCCTCGCCGACGAAATCGACGCCGGCCTCTGGACGGTCAAATGGTCGCCGGATTTGGAGACCATCTACACGTACCCCCCGGCCAACGACGGCAACAACGGCGGCGGAGAATGAAGCTGGAAGAATTGATTTATTCCCGGATTTCCGGGGCGAATTACGGCAGCCCAGGGCTGGCCTCCTTCGACGGAGCGCCGGCCATTTTTTTCGGCCCGTGCCCGGAGGACGCAGACCGAGGCTGGGGCGACCGCAGGCAATACCCGCGGATCAGTTTCGGCCTCGACCTGCGCGGAGACCCGGAGCGGCAGACCGCCGGCACGCTTTTCTGCGACGTGTGGTGTACCGAGGACGGGCCGGCCCCGGAGGACATCGAGCCGATCCTCCGGCGCGTTTTGTGCGGCGTCATCATGGCACCCACCGGAGACAACCCCTGCAGCTTTTCCTGGCAGGCGTCGCAGACGTTCCAGAGCAACCGGGACACCAAGACCGACAAGGTCATCGGCGTCACCGTCACCTTCGACATGATCGCCTTCCCGGAGCAGATCACAAGCGACCCCGACCCCGTCCTGGCCATGATGAAGTATATCCGGGACGAATACCCGGAGATCACCGTCATCGGTCAAAATACCCTCCCCGATTTCACGGAGCCGTCGGAGGATCACCCCGCCGTGTATTTCCGGCTCGACAGTTATGAGGTCGGCCGGGAGACGTTCACCGTCGCGTGGCTGGACGGCGTCGTCATGTGCCACCTGTTCGCACCCGGCGCAAGCGCCCGGCAGCGTTGGATCAGGGCCATCACGGACGATTTGGCCTGCCGCGGCGAGGTCATCATGCTGGACACGTCGCCGATGTTTTTGCGGCGGATCGCGGCCGACAACACCCTCGACCCGTTGAGCGCCGGGCAAATCCGCCTCGGCGCCACGTGGGGCATTTTGAAGCGTCCGAAATACGCCCACAGGCTCAACCACGTCCACGTCGCAGAGGCGCCCAAGCCGCCGAAACCGCCCAAGCATTGGGTCACGGAATACGACCGGGACGTGATCGTCGCCATCGACGGCAGCGGCAGCAACGGCGACGCGGCCTTCGAATACCCGCTCTGCGGGGACAACACCGATTAAGGAGGTACACATGAGCAAAGCAACCGAGAAACCCACCGAAACGGCCCAGGCCGTCGAGGCCACCGCCCCGGTTTATACCGCGGCGGAGCTGGTGAGAGCGTCCGAAAAGGTTTTCGGCGTTTCTCCCGACATCACCACAGCCGCCCTCCGCGTGGCCGGCGTCCAGGCCACCACCATCGCGGAGGCGGAGAAGATCATCAAGGAATTCGCCAATAAGGAGGTCAAATAACCATGGCTGGCACTTTCATCGTGGGCGAGACCAAAATCCGCCCTGGCGTTTATCAGCGCCGCTACAAGGAGGGCGCCGGGGCATCCGCAGGCGCCCGCAACGGCATCGGCCTCGGCCTGATCCGTGCGAATTGGGGCCCGCTCAACACCGTCGTCGATTTCACCCCCGACACCAACGTCGCCCACATTTTCGGCAGCGGCTCCGGCATGACGCAGGATCTGATCACCGAAATGTTCGCCGGCGGCATCACCAAGGGGCACTTCGTCCGCGTGGGCACCGGCGGCACGTCCCCCACCATCACCCTCAAAGACACGGCCAGCACCCCGGCCAGCATCGTCACCATCACCGGCGCCTATGTGGGCAACCGCGCTTTCAGCGTGAGCATCCGGGACAGCCTGACCGGCGCCGGCCGTGAGCTCATCATTTACGAGGGCACCACGGAATTCGCCAAGGTCAGCTTCGCCGCGGACGGCGCGGAGGCCGACGGCATCGTCAAGGCCATCAACGACAACCTGGAGGACTTCATCGCCGTCAAGGTCGCGGCCGGCAACGGCGTCGCCGCCACCATCACGCAGTCGGCCATGACCGCCGGCACCAACCCCACCGTCGCCACGGCGCAGTACAGCACGGGCCTCGACGCCCTTTATACCGTTTTCGGTAATTGCCTCTGCGTCGATACCGACGACACCGCCGTCCATGCGGTCGTCCAGGCGTGGATCGACAAGGTCTACGGCAACGGCGGCTATTGCATGGCCTGCCTGTCCGAGCCCAAGAGCATCGCCATTGCGACCCGCATGACCAACGCCGCCGCGTTCAACGATGAAAAGGTCATCTATGTCCTCAACAGCGCCAAGAGCGCCGCCGGCGTCGTGTATGATGGCTGGCGGAATGCGGCCCGCATCGGCGGCATGATCGCCGCGTGCCCGTCCAACATTTCCCTGACCCACACGGTCGTTTCCGGGTATGCGGTTTTGAACGAGGCCCTCACCCCCAGCCAGATCGAGACCGCCCTGCTCAAGGGGTGCATCGTTCTGACCACCAACACGGCCGGCCAGGTGTGGATCGAGCAGGGCATCAACACCCTGATCACCCCCGACGGCAACATGGACGAAGGCTGGAAGAAGATCAGGCGCACCAAGACCCGCTTCGAGCTCATGCAGCGCGTGGGCGACACCGTGGACGCCCTGGTGGGCAAGATCAACAATGACCCGGACGGCCGCGCCACCATCGTCGCCGCCATCAAGGGCGTCATTTCCCGCATGGTCGGCGAGAAGAAGCTCCTCCAGGGCGACGCCTTTGAGGATGAAACCAACCCGCCGCAGGGCGACAGCGCCTGGTTTATCATCGAAGTCGATGACATCGACAGCGTCGAAAAGATGTACCTGGCCTATCGTTTCCGTTACGCCGCGGAGTAAGCGAAAAGGAGGAAATGATCCATGTATAACAACAGAGGCCCGCAGGACACCCGCTTCGCCCTCACCGGCAAGGACGGGGTCATTTACGACGGCAACGGCAAGCTCCTGGCGACCGTCGAGAGCTACCAGGCGCAGGTCAACGTGACCAATGCCGCATACCAGCCCCTGGGCGACGCCCAGGAGCACAGCGTCCTCCAGTCGTACAAGGTCACGCTGACCATGTCCCAGATCATCGTCGAGGATGACGACCTCATCACCGACGTTTTCGAGATGATGCACAGCGGCCAGCAGCCCGACTGGACTTTCCAGGGCGTCCTTTACGGCCGGAACGGCAGCACGCAGCGCATGAACTACCGCGGCGTCGTCCCGGACGGCAACATCGACCTGCAGAATGTGAGCGTCGGCGACATCATCAAGAGGGCCTGGAATATGGCCGTCAACGATCCCCCGGAGCTCCAGAGCCTTCTGCGCCTGAGCGCGTAATCGTCCCCGGACGATTACGGAGGAGAGCCCCTGCCAAGTGGGGACACAAAAAAGCGGACAGCCCCTGCCGCAAGTGGGGCATATTTTTCAAACGGGGCCGGGCAAAACGCCGCGGCCCCGTTACATTTTTATGATGGAGGTATAAAGCAATGAGCGCAAGAGCAACCGCCAACCTGGTCGTCGATGAAAATGACGGCGCCATCGCCACCGTCGAGGAGCAGCAGGCCGACGCCCGCAAGCATGAGGACGACCTGCTGAACGGCCTCCTGGCCGCAGCGAATTACAAGGACGACGCCGACGAAAGCGTCGAGATCGTCATCAACCGCCAGGGCAAAGACCTGTTTTCCTTCCACATCCACCCGCTGAGTGAGGAGGATTTCAACCGCTGCCGGAAGCGTTGCACCAAGTACGTCAAGAGCCGCACCAACGCCGGCGTCCGCATCCCGGAGGAGGTGGACACGGTCAAATACCGCTGCATGTTGATTTACGAGGCGACAACCGCGGAGGATCGCGCCAAGGTATGGGACAACAAGGCCCTCTGGAAAGCGAAAGACCTCGCCACGGGCACCGAGGCCGTGGACATCCTGCTCAAGGCCGGCGAGAAAAACGCCGTGTGTGAGAAGATCGACAGCATCAGCGGCTACGAAATGACCGAGGAGGAGGTCGCAAAAAACTGATCCAGGCCGGGGGCCGTGCGACGTTATTGCATCAGATATTTCAGCGGGTCGGCGTCATGCCGGACGTCATCTGGAACGCGCCGCGGGGCGTCCGGGCCTTTTGCCTCGCCTCCATGATGGTCACGTTAGAGAATGAGGAAAAAGCAAAGGAGGGGGGATTAAATGGCAGCTGAGACCATGCGGATCACGGAGGAGTTGATCGTCGAGGATAAGACCGGGCCCGGCCTACAGTCGGCGGAGCAAAAGGTCAGCGCATTCGACAAGACCCTCCAAAACACGCAGACCCGTCTGAAGAACATGACCGGGTCAAAGTGGGACATGACCGTCAACGCGGTCGATAAGGCCACCTCGATCATCACCAACGTCGAGGGAAAAATCCGCGGCGCGGTCGGCAAGGCGTGGAATTTCACCGTCGGGCTGATCGACAAGGTCACATCGCCCCTGCAGGCCGTTTTCAATCTGTTACGAAACCCGCTTTTGCAGGCGGGGGCGGTTTTGGGCATATCCCTGTCCGTTTCGGACGCAATCTCCACATTCGGGGGATTTGAGGGCACCATGTCCAAGGTCAAGGCCATCAGCGGCGCCACAGGCGACGATTTCGAGGCGTTGACCAATCTGGCGCGGGAAATGGGCGCAACCACCAAATTCACCGCGGAGGAGGCCGCCCAGGGCCTGACGTATATGGCAATGGCCGGCTGGAAAACCGAGGACATGCTGACGTCGTTGTCCGGCGTGATGAATTTGGCCGCCGCATCCGGCGAGGATCTGGCGACCGTTTCGGACATCGTCACCGACGCCATGACGGCCTTCGGGCTGGCGGCGGACGGCGTCACGGCGTCCGGCGTATCGAATGCCACGCATTTCGCGGACGTCCTGGCGGCAGCATCCAGCAACGCAAACACCACCGTCGCCGGCATGGGCGAAACATTCAAGTATGTGGGCTCCATGGCGGGCGCCTTGGAGTACAGCATCGAGGACGTGGCGCTGGCCACCGGGCTCATGGCCAACAGCGGCATCAAGGGCACCATGGCCGGCACGGCCCTCAATTCCATGTTGAGCCGTCTATCGACCAACACATCAGGCGCGGCCGACGCCATCAGCGCCCTCGGCGTGGAGTTTTACAACGCCGACGGGAGCGCCCGGAATCTGGGCGACGTCATGGGTGAGCTCCGACGGGCCACCGTAAACATGACCGCCGCACAGAAATCCGAGCTGGCCAACACCGTCGCCGGCATGGAGGCACAAAAGGGCCTCCTCGCCATTTTGAACACGTCCGAGGAGGACTACAACAAGTTAGCGGAGGCCATCTACAACGCCGACGGCGCCGCCCAGCAAATGAGCGACACCATGCTCGACAACATGCAGGGCAGCATGACCCTTTTGCAATCCGCCGTTGACGGCGTGAAATTGTCCCTTGGGTCGAGATTGTCCCCGTATGTGAGGCAATTCGCGGACTGGCTGACGACCAAAATGCCCGCCGTGGAGGGCGTGATCAGCGACGTCATGGACACCATCGACGAAAAGATCGCGGGCCTCAAGGCCACAATCGAGGAATTCACAAGCTCCGAGGAGTGGGCCAGCGCGGACGTTTGGGGAAAGATCAGCATCGCATGGGACAAGATCGTCGCGGAGCCCTTCTCCGCATGGTGGGAGGGCACCGGCAGACCATGGCTGACGGAAAAGGTCAGCGGCTTCGGCGAAACCCTGGGCAGCGGCATTACAAAGGGCCTCCTGGCCATTTTGGGATTTGACGCATCCGGGGCCGTCGAGGACGGCAAGACCATCGGCAGCAGCTTCATCGAGGGCTTCAAGCAGGGCTTCGACACCGAGCAGATCGGGACGGCGTTGACCGAGTGGGCAAACGACCACAAGGGCATCATCGCGGCCGCCGGCGTCATCGCCGGAGGCAAGCTGATCGGCGGCATCGCCCGCGCAGCCCAGACCGGCATCCGCGGCGTCCGATGGGCGCAAGACCTCTTCGGCGGCAGCAAGGCCACCGGGACGACCACAAGCCCCCTGGACGCATTGAAAAGCTACACCACGAACACCATGACGGTCACGGCCAGCACGGTCATCGTCAACGGCGGCAAGGTCGTCAACACCGGCCAGGCCGTCCAGACGGCGACAAACCTGCTCACCGGCGCAGGCGGCGCCGCGGCGGGTGCGGCGGGCACCGGGCTCCTGACAGCCGGCGGCGCAGCAGCGGCCGGAGGCGGAACGCTTCTCCTCACCGGCGAGGTCGCCGGAGGGGCGGCAGCCGCCGGAGGCGCGGCAGCAGCTGCGGGCGGCGTCACATCGGCGACCGGCGTGGTCGGGTCGATCCTGCAGGCGGGCAGCACGTCCAGCGTTATCGCGGCGGACGGTACGCTCCTCGCCGTAGAGGGCGGGATCGGCGGCACCTTGGGCAGCATCGGCGGAGCATTGGGCAGCACGGCCACCACCGCGGCCGGGGCAGCAGCTGCAGGCGCAGCGGGCACCGGCGGCATCATCGGCGGCGTGCTTGGCCTGGTCAGCGCCGGCATCGACGTTTTCCAGGGCATCGGCAAGAGCAAAGAGGGCGACACCAAAGGCGCCAAGGACGAATACGTCACCGCAGGCACCAAGGGCGGCATGGTCGCAGCAGGTGCAGGCATCGGCGCGGCCATCGGCTCCGTCGTGCCCGGCCTCGGCACCGCCATCGGCGCCCTTGTGGGCGCAGGCGTGGGCGGCATCGGGGCCCTCCTGGGCGGCAACGCTGCCGGCAAGGCCATCAGCAACAGCACCGACGAAGGAGGCTGGCTCAATACCGCCGGCAAGGACATCGGGCACTTCTTCAGCGAAACCCTGCCCGCATTCGTCACGGAGACGATCCCGGCCACGGCGTCCACCGTGGGCACAGCAATCGGAGAATTCGCCACAAAGGTCGGCACGGCCGTCGGCGGATTTTTCACCGAGACCGTCCCCAATTTCTTCACCCAGACCATCCCGACAGCAGCAAGAAAGGCCGCCACCTCCGTCGGAGATTTTGCGACCAAGGTGGGCAACCGCATCGGCGACTTTTTCACCGAGGACATCCCGACGTTTTTAACGGAGACGATCCCCTACGCGGCCGGTTATGTGTTCGGAATGGCGGAGACGTTCTTCACAGAGACCCTGCCCGCAAAGGTCGGGGAGATTTGGGACAGCGTCACCACGTTTTTCACCTCCACGTTGCCGACGTGGGCCCAGAGCGTCTACGAGACCGCAACATCCTTTTTCACGGAGACCATCCCGGAGTTTTTCGGCGGCCTTTGGGAGAGTGTGAGCGGCTTCTTCACGGAGACGATCCCGGCGTGGGCCGAAAGCGTTTTTAATTCGGCCGTCGCGTTTTTCACCGAGGACGTCCCCGCGTTCTTCGGCGGGATTTGGTCAAGCGTTTCGACGTTTATGACCGAGACCCTGCCGACATGGGTGGAGGGCGTGGCCGCCAAGGCCGCCACGTTCTTCGGCGAGACCGTGCCCGCGTTTTTCGGCAATCTGTGGGGCAGTATCAGCGGATTTTTTACCGAAACCCTGCCCACGTGGGCAGATGCAGCCTACCAAAAGGCGGCCACCTTCTTCGGCACGACTGTCCCGGAGTTTTTCGGGACGTTATGGTCGGACGTCACGACCTTCGTGACGCAGACGATCCCGGAATGGGCGGCCAACGCATTCGATAAGGTCAGCACGTTTTTCACCACGGACATCCCGCAGTTTTTCGACGACCTCTGGACGACCGTTTCCACAGCCGTCACCGCACAGGTCACGCAATGGGCCAACAGCATCGCCGCCACCGTTTCCGGCTGGTGGAGCACCGTTTCCGGCTGGTTTAGCGACCTTTGGGACACCGTCTCCGGCGCATTCGGCGCAGGCCGCGCAGCCGGCCGCGGCGCCCACGCGGAGGGCGGCATCATGTACGCCCCGCACACGGC